TGTTACCGGCACCCGGATTTCGCCTCGCAGCCGGTTGTCCTCGAGGATTCCCGTAAGCTGGATGTGCGGCGTAATCATCTCCACCCTCTGGAGCAGAATCGGCACCGTATCCCGCACAACCACCGTGTCCCGTATCACGGCGTCTATCGGTCCGGCGACCTCAACCTCATGCCGTGCCGCCGCTTCGAGGTGTTTGATTTTCACACCGAGCCGCCTGATTTGCTCGGCATCCTCGGCACGCAGCCGCTTGTATTCGTCCACCCGCAACCGCAGCGCGTTCACATCCACAGCCATCGTTGTCGAATCCACACGGATGCGTTTCATATCAGACAGCAACGATTCGGTATTGCTGCGGTAACAGTTGCGTTCCTCCTTGAGATAGCTGTTGCGCTGCCATAGGAATGCGGCAGCCCCACCGAGCAACAGCACGGCGAGGCTCAGGCACAGGGTACTTTTACGCATGGCGGACCGATTCTGCGGGGATGAACCACTCGTATTCCTCTTGGTATGGGTCTTTGAGGAACACCATATATCCCTTGCATCCGCGACGTTCGGGACCGGTCAGGTCTTCCGACACGATACCCGTTTCCCCGACCAGTTCTTCCAGCATCATCTCCGTAAGCTGGGACGATGCCACTATCTTCACTTTTGAATTTCTTGCAATCATAACGCTTTGTATTTGATGAATAGCAATTTAGATTCCTTCCGGTTTCTCAATCATTTATCGTTTTTGCTTTAAGAGTTCCTTGATGTCCTCCCGCATTTCCCGGATATCGGTCTGCAAGGAGGTAAATTGGGTCATCGTCGCCTCGAACACTGCTTTGTCGAGTTTGATGGCGTCGATGCGTTCGTATTGGTCCTGCACTTTTACCTCCAACATCTGGCAGCGGCGTGTCAGTTCGTTGATATGCTCGGTGTTGCTGACATGCTGCACGTAGAGGGTCACGACGAACGAGACGATGACCAATATCGTCCGCAGATTGTCGCTGATGAAGTTTCTTACTTGTGTCATGATGGGTTTTGTATTAAGACGGAAAAAGCATTCGTGATGGCTTCCATAAGTCGGGCGGCGACCTCGGAATCCCGCAGTAGTCCATATAACAGCAACCCGAGGATAACGAGGATGTAAAGCACCCGTTCCGCCGTGCGGCGGTTGAGCTTCGGTCGGTTTCTATTTTCACTCATGGGGCGTCGTGGGTTGCGGTACGATGACGTTGAAGACTACGCCGCCCTCACCGCCGTCGATACGGAGTTTGGTCTCCTGAGAGCACTTGATGGGATACAGCTCCATGAGGGCTTTGGCGGCATTGACGGCTACGGCACGCAATGGTGCCGGGGAAAGCGGTACGCCGAATTTGTCGGTGTACTCGGCCAAGGAGGTTTCGCTCATCACCGCTTTGAGTGTCTCGGCCACCTGCAACCGGGTGGCGATGGTCTCGACGTCGAACTGCACGCTATCGATCATCTCCCGGATGCGGGCCGAGATATGCGGACGCCCCAGCAGCAGGCGGCTGGCGATGGGTACGTTCTTGCCCTTGCCGAACACTTCCTCGTAACACTTGCGGTGGTTGCCGGCATAGAGCGGACCGCCGGAGACGTACAGCTCGCAGAACTTGTTCTCTTCCTCGGTCAGCGGCTTGTCCGCCAAAGGGACAGGCATCGCCGGCAGCACCTCGTTCGTCTTATCGTTATCTTTCTTTTTCATCATGTTGTCATTTGAAAAAGGCCCGGAGAAGTTCCGGGCCGGAGTTCTTTCTATTAAAGAATAGAGGATTACTTATTCGGCGGTTGAATAAAATCCGCCTTTCTGGAGATAAGTTGCTCCATCAGTGTCTGGTAAAACACATCGGCCAGCGCGTCGGCACACGCCTCGGCATCTGCCAGCGAGTTGATGAGCCGCATGTTGAACACCACGTTCAGGTCATACCCTGTAATGGCGGCCATCAGTTCGTTGCCGTCGTAGTTCAGCACCCCGTAGGTCATGCGGTCCTCCACCCGGAACGTGACCCGCTCTATCTTGTCGTCTTTCTTCTCTTCCATAGATTCAGATTTTGAAATGGTCCCTCGTTTTCAGCGTTCGTTGCTGCGAAACATCCGTATCCCCGTTCTGCCGCAGACGGCGGCTGCACAGGGCGGCCACCTCGCGTGTGGCCGTCACGTCGGCATCGGCGTCGTGTGCGTCGTCCAGCTCGATACCGAGACGTTCGGCTACCAGCTCCAGTTTGTATGACGTGACCTGCTGGTCCGCAGCCAGACAGAGCCGTGCCAAGTCGATGGTGTCGAGGTAATGGGGCTGGAAGTTCCCGAAAAAGTCCGTCGTGCCGGCGAATACCTGCGCGAACTCTTTCTGCAACCCGGCATAAGCCATCATCTGTTGCAGGAAACCCGAGTCGAACGGGATGTTCTGCCCGATGAGCACGGGTTTGTAACGGGGTCCCTTGCTCAGGGTATGCTTGCGGGCGAAGTCGATGACATCTGCCGCCACCTGCTTCAAGGGAACGCCCCGTGCCCGCAACAGGTCCATCGTGATGTCGGTGTAGTTCAGTGCGGCGGCCTCATAGTCCATCGGCTCGGTAGAACTCTCTTGGTCGACCTCCCGCCGGGTTTTGAGCACTTTGCGTTTGGGTGCCCCGCCCAACGTCTGTTTGTCGTAAGGGGCGATGTAGTTCGCATAGCGGCCCAGCACCTCGAAGGTGTCGAGCCGGACGGCCTGCATGGCTATCTGCGTGCAGGCGCAGCGCGTGCAGTCCAGACCGCCGGTCTCGAAGTCGAGGACGACGGCCGTATAGATTCCTTGTTCTGTCTTGGGTGTTGCCATATTATCCGAATAAGTTGGTTTTCATACGATATGAATGATTGTTGATTTGGTACTTTGCAGGTTGTTTGTGCCGGAATAGTCGCTGTACCTGACCATTCCCGACACGATGACGATACGGTCTTTCAGGGCGGAGATTTTCTCCCGGTGGGTTTCGCAAGTCTCGCTCCAACAGACCATTTCCACCACGTCGTTGTTCTGTTGCAACGTCAGCTTGGCGAACCGCTTGCGTTCGCTGGTTGCCCGGTCTTTGTATGTGTGCTCGGTCAACTCCGTGACGGAGGCGCATACGGCGGCACGCCGTCCGTCGCTGGCCGGGTTGAGCACGTCGTGAAGGCTCAGGTAGGAGGCTTTGCCTTTCACGAGCGCACGGGCTTCGGATGCCTCGAAGATACGGCGGTAGTCCACCGAACCGATGCCCGATACGGCAATCTGCTGGCGGCTCCAGAAGTAGTGCCGCCCGACTAACTCCTCCGGAAAGTCTTTTTCCGAGAGCGTAAAGCCCAGCTCGGCCGCAGCACGGACAAGCAGGCCGTAACGTTCCGTCACCGTACCGATGCCTTCCACTTTGTCGAAGCATCCGGCCAGAATCATGTTCCGCACATGCCGGGCATTGACCGGAACCCGCACAGATTCTTCGGCGTTGTCGGGGTCGTCCCAGTAAGCGTATTTCTTCAATTTGTACCGGAATATCCGGTGGATGAAGTGCTCGATGGAGGTGTAAGGGCCGTTTTTCTCGCGTTCTTCGACGATGCAGGCAACGGCTTTGGCCCCGAGCTGTTTGATGCGGCCGAGCGACCAGAAGATCTCATCGGTGCCGTAGTCGGTGAAGAATACCTGCCGGGAGGTATTGATTTCGGGCGGCACGATGCGGGCTTTCGAGCAGAGTTCCATCTCGGCCATCAGCAGCGGGATTTCCTTGTCGTCGGCCCACTGTAACGCCACGGTGTAGAAGGCCGTCGGATAGTTGGCTTTGAGGTAGGCTCCCACGTAGCTGGTGACGGCGTAAGCGGTGGCATGGCTGGCGTTGAAGAGGTAACCGCCGCCGGCCTCAATCATTCCCCAGATGTGTTCCGCGTCTTCTTTGGGACACCCTTTGGCGGCAGCTCCCGTCATGAATTTCTCCTTCATGGCGCGGATGACGTCGATTTTTTTCTTGGAGATGAGTTTCAGCAGCCGAACGCCCTCAGCCAGCGAGAAACCGCCGACTTCACGCGCCATCTGGGCGAGCTGTTCCTGAAAGACCAGTACGCCGTAAGTGTTTTTCAGGGCGTCGTAGGTTCCCCATAAGTAAACGGGTGCCACCTCCTCACGGCGGCAGAGCAGGTATTTTTCCGCTGAACCGGAATCGAGCGTTGCCGGACGGTACAACGCTCCGGCGGCAATCAGGTCACCGATGCTCTGCGGCCGCATGTCTTGCAGGAAACGGGTCATGCCCGGTGAGGAGAACTGGAAGACGTTCTGCGTGTAGCCTTCCGACAGGATGCGGTACGTCTTCCCGTCGTCCAGTCCGCTGCGCACGATTCCCTCGAAGGAGAGCCCCGCACCGTATTCTCGGTTGCAGATGTCGATGACGGCTTGTATTTTAGACAGTTCCTTGATGCCGAGACAGTCATTTTTCAGCAACCCGACCTCGTCGATGGAGTATCCGTCCAGCTCGGAAATGAGCAGGTCGTCCACTTTTTTGATGGGCGTGTAGTCGAAGCATTCCATCGGCTTGCCGTCCTGCTGTTTGGGCGTGATGATGATGGCCGAGGCATGGACGGAACCGGAACGCGGCTGACCCATAAGCGGGCGGATGTCCTCGATGACCCTCGGGTACCGTAAAATGAAGTCCCGGACTTTCTTGTTGGTGGTGGCCAGCTTGAACAGGTCGGTCCAACTCATGTTGTCGTCCCCGAAGATGGCCGTGATGTAGTTCACCACACTGACCGGCACACGGTGTACGCGGCTGACGTTTTTCAGCACGGCTTTCATTTTCAGGGTGGTGAGCGTACCGGCGGAGAAGACCTGCTGCCGCCCGTCGGTGTTGTATCGCTGCTCCAAGTATTCCTTGACCTCCTGCCGGGGTCGGACTGGAAGTCGATGTCCACGTCGGGAAGCTGCCCGCCGGGACCTTGGCGGTAGCCGTCGCCCGAAAAGCTGTCCGTTATCAGGATGCGCTCCGGAAGTTTTTCCTGCTGGATGTGTACGATTTTCATAGGAGGTCGCTTTGCAGGTTAAACAACAGGTCGCGGTTGTCGAAAAGCACGTCGTCCGCCTCCCGGAGCTGGTCGGCATAGACCGTGAGGCGGTTCCCGTCACGGACAATCACTAATTCGGCGTCCCGGTCGAGCCGCAGGGTGACGCCATTGTCGAAGCGGATACGGACGGCACGGTCCGACAGCACGCGGTCGGTCAGGCGGGTTACACGGTCGGGATAGAGACCGGCACGTTCGGGCAACAGGAAACGCTCGAAGAGCAGGTCGTACCGGATGGGGTCGATGAGCGTGATGCCTAACAGGTACAGCACGAGCGACCCGCCGGCGGAACCGCGCCCGCACCCCACGAGGATGCCGTTGCGGCGCGCCCAGTTTACCGTGTCGTACTGCAGAGCATGTAGTCGATGTTGTCGGTCGATTCGAGGATATAGACCTCTTTCTCCAACCGCGTGCGGTACTCCTCCGCACGCTCACGGGGCACGAGCCGCCGGAAGCCGTCCTCCAACAGTTGCCGGAACATGGCATAACGGTCGCCGTAACGTTGCTGTTCCTCCGCCGTCATGTCGTAACGGGGCATGTAGTTCCGTTCGGTCTGGTAACGGGCTTCGGCTCCCTCGGCGATTTCCACCGTGTGGCGGCACATCCGCTCGAAAAGCGCGTCCGTGTTCCACCGCTCGCCGTCGAAGAGCGCGCAGACGGCGGCATAGTGTTCGTCGATGTCCTTGAAGTATTGGTCGTCGCTTTGGGCATGGGCGGCACCCGTGGCGATTTTGTTGAGCACGGTTTTCGTGCGGGCATCGTCTCTGTCCGGATAGTAGCAGTCGGCGATGAGTACCGGCTCGACCAGAAAACTGTCGTTCCGCTCGTCGTAGAAGGTGTGGAAGAAATGGGCGGTCGCCTTCAGCACCTCGGCATCCAGACGTTCGGCCTTGTACTCCGACAAATCCACCTGGTAGAATACATTGTCGAAGGTTTCCCGCAGGGCTTTCACCGCAGGCAGGTTCTTTTCCATCCAGAACGGCGAGAGTTTGCCGAAGACCAATACATTCCCTTCTCCCCGGCGGAGCAGTTCGGGAAGCGGAACGGTCGCATCCACAGCATCCACCATGACGGCTTTCTGGATGCGCAGCAGGTTCCTGAGTCCGCGCTGGCTCTGGCAGTAGATTTTCACCTCCACTTTTTCGCCTTCGTGCGCCAGTGTGCAGGTGTATCCGATGACGGGACGGATGCCGGCCTTGTCGCAGGCTTTCTGGAATGCCAACGTGGCGCCCATCGTGTTCCGGTCGCAAATGCCGAGGGCGGTATGGCCCATCCACACGGCTTTCCGCACCCACCGCGACACGTCACCCGAGGCGTTGAGCAGTTCGTAGGGAGTTTCAGCGCGATGCGAAAGTTTCCGAACAACTCGACACCATCGAGCGGGCAGAAGCCGAAAGGCAACCCGTACCGCAACTGAACATCACGGTACCGAACTACGCGAACGAGGTTATCCGCCCCATACTGAAAATGGTGGCCGAAGCACTTCCTGAGTACGGGTTCACAGTGCCGCCCTCCAAACAGTGCAGACCAGTCAACGGACTGTTCCAAATCCGAATCCCGAAAGCATGTATCGGCGGCCTCTCGTATCCGACCAAGAACGACCATAAACTCTATTTCGCCCCGCTGTTTCATCGAAAAGCAGGCGAAAAGCAGGAAGTGAAGACATTGGAGCAACTGGTAGGCATGCTCCGCGCAGAACTCAACAAGCGGGGACTGCTGATTCTCCCGAAACATCTTTAACCCATCAAATCATGACACAAGAAGAGTTCAAACGACAAACGGAACGGGAAATCCGATGGCGAATCTTCTTTCACTTCCTCCCGTGGATGGTCATCGTACTCATCCTCGGCATCGGACTACTCAAAGATTGCACCCGCACGCGAGGCCCGATAGACGACAGCATCAACCGCTCGCAGGAGGTGGTGCGTCACCTCGAAGTATGCGACACCACTCGCAACGGCTTCCGCGTGGTATACGTTACCAACGATGCCGTAACGATGGAACGACTGAATGAAATCCGGCTTCGTCAGCCGCTTAATCAGGCATTCCGCAAACTGCAAGACAGTGCGGCTTCTTACTTCGGCGGGAGTCTGCTTCAAACCGACATCTACGACTTTGCGGCATACGCCCGCCGCTTCGATGTGGACGATGACGTGCGGATGCAGAATATCTTCGTATTCGGTATCGAGAAGCAGAAATTATACGTTGGGAAGAACCCGCGGATAGAAAATTATGCTACATGGATCAATCCTGCCACCGAACAAGGAGTGCAGTACATCAATGCCGACGATATTTATTTCCGTATAGGAAAAGGCGAAAGAGTCTATCGGTACTGGAAATGTC